CATCAACCCGAACCAGCTCACCCGACCATAATCCCCTGACCCAGGTTTGCCCTCGTCACCAGGATTGTCTCGGACTGACCTTCGGAGTGTTCTTACAACCATACAATTTCCGCCATCTGGGTACCGCTTGATATCTCGCGACCCACGTCAACATGGCCCAGCGCGGTGCCGGTGTTTTCGGACGACTTTTCCCGTCGTCATTGTCGCTGTTCCCCCTCCCTAAGGAGGCTGGTACGGTGTCAGCTGACGCATATGACACTCAGTTCTCAAGTATCATTACAGGGGTGATCAACCAGATCTCCCAGATACCATCGGTCCGCGTACCCCGCAATCTGTCTACCGGCGCCTCCAAGGCACTCTTCGCACTGTTCGGCCGTTACCAGTTGGACACTTCCGGAGCATCTTCCACCCATCCGGCCCTCGATACTTTCCGCCGGCTCACCGACAAATACGTCTTCGACACCTATGGTGCAGAGAACATTTGCGAGCTGGGACCTTCGCTCACTCGCATCGCAGCTCGTCAAGATCAGTGCGCAGCCCACAACTGCTCACCTCGCGTCGACGCACGCGACAGGTCAAGGGAGATCATCGGAGCTCAAATTGCCGCCAAGAATCCCAACCATCCCCATATGCAGGATCTTCTTGCCCGCGGCAACGGTCAATACCCCAACCCGATCTGGATGTGCAACAATTTGGGCCAAAACTGCCAAGTCCAGGCACGAGTGCTCTACTCGTCCTTTTCTTTGCAGGACGACACACCAGCCACCCTCGTCCAAGCCATGCGTTCCCATGGGGCATCGGTGGCTATCGTCAACATCGAGGTCCCCATCGGCCTCGACTATGTCGACTCATTCCAGGAGGTCGATACCGGTGCAATGTGGAAGGTCGTTGGCGAACCAGGTCAAGAGCGGGCCCAATGTAACCCCGGTTTTGGTGACGCCGGTTACACCCACGACCTCGCCCGACTTAAGACATGGATGAGCGGCTTCCAGGACTATCCGCTTTTCGCGGAAGTCCTCTTCCAATTCGGTTCAGCACTGTGCTTTCGGTTCACTCTCGCTGGCGATGAAGCTGGGTCGAGCAACTATCCGATGCTGGTTCGCACTATGCTGGACAAGTACTCGTTTATCCCCGGCGATGTTGCAGGCATTCCGGACTTCATTACCTCGGCATCACACTACGATCGGCTCACCCGTTATTTGACCACTCACCACGACAAGTTTGCTGCCAACCTTTTCAAGGCAGCACTCGAACGCGTGTCAGTCCTCACACCGGCCATCGTTCTTGGAGACGACAAATTCACTGACCGCTGGGTGTTGACGACCGATCAATGTATCTCTGTTGCCATGGCCGCTGCCGTGGACGTCCAAAAGATGATGCACAGGTCTGCCCTCGGTCAACGTCGTCTGGATGCTATCAACTCTGAGCTCGCCACTTCAGCACGACGTGCTGAGGCAGCTGCCGAGCCTGGCATGGCTGGTCGGGTTTTTGCATATCTTCGCAACGAACAAACCGTCACGTCACAACGAACCATCACTGACTGGTTGGCCGACCTCGTCGACGACCGCTCTGCGCGCACCCTCGCACAAACCACTGCCCTTCCCCATCATATCCAGATTGAGAATGGCACAAACGGCACTGCCCTGGGCGCCCCCGTGCAGGTGGTACCACCACCAGCTGATCAGGCTGCACGTGCACCACCCAACTACGTCAACTTCGTTCCGGCTCGCATTGGTTATCCCCAGATTGATCAGGCCTGGCCAATTCTCGGCGAACCTTGGATTGTGGCTCAGAACGGTATACCGGCCCGCCGCGGTGGTCGCTTGATCAACGTCTTTGACCCCGCCCAAAACCAGGTCAATGCACTGGCCGGCATTAATGGTCTCGCCGTCAATGCACTGTCCATGGTTCAACAGCGAGCAGTCAATAATTGGGAGTGGGATCCTCAAACCACTCTTGACTTGCTTATCGTTGGCCCTGCTGGTACCGGCAAATCTACTCACGCTCGGCGGATTGCACCGGCTGGCGCCTGCGTCATCGTTCCCACCAATGAACTCCAGGCGCATTGGCAGGCCGTGTACCCTGGACACGCTGTCTTCACGCTCGACGAAGCAATTGCAAACATCCACCTTGTTCGAGCAAGCACCGGCATTATCATCGACGAAGTCTACCAGTTCCCGGCAGGGCATGTCATTACCTTGGCATCACTAAACATTCCTACCATCGCACTTGGCTCTCCC